GACAAGACATCCAAGACTTCATCTCAATCCCTGGTTCATGCTTGTCTAAAAATCTACGAAGAGCCAAAGAATCACGAGCAGGAATATTTTTTACAAAAAAGTTAAGTTTATTCCTATCAGTTACTCCATTAACTGAAACAATTGAACGAGAAAGTCTATCAGTAATTGCAGTTTCAACCTTCATACCACTTTTCTTTTTTCGTTCATTTGTAATCATCATTTCCCGCTCGTCGTGTCCTGTTAAAAATTTAACTCTAACAGACTTTTTTGTTACCGGAAGTTGAACTTCAAACAAGTTATCACCTTCAACAACAGGATCAACCTCGAGTCTCTTAATAGATAATTGTGATAAGTCAAATGTTTGTTTACTTTTTGTCCCACATTCTGGACAATCAACTTCAACATCATAGTCAGCGCCATAACCAGTAATACGAAGAGAAACCAATAATGCATTTCTATCTCCGCTAATTAAATCATCGGGATTAATTGATTTATTAACAATACATGACTTTAAAAGTTTTGTTAAAACTGTTCCACTTTTAATATAAGCACGAGATGTTAATATATCTTCTTCACGTGCTGTCATAGGCTTAATATCAATAGTTTCTTTGCCATGAAGAGGACCATCGACTGGATAAATTATTCCTCTAGATGGAAGAGGAACACTTTCTTGCGGAATTTCAAAACCAAAGTCATCTTTCATGACATTTGAAACTTGAATAGGACCTTCTTTTTTGATACTATTTGGATCAATTGGTGTATCTAAAGAATTACTCATTTATTGTTTTCTCCTTAAATTTTAGGTACTTCTACTGTATCTTGCGCTTCACCTGTTAGCAAGCTTAAGTCGCTTAATAATTCGTCTAATTGTAAATCTATTATATCAGACTGTCCAAACTGTAAAACAATATTACCTCTAATTACATAATTTTGCATATCTAATATTGTCTTGTCATCTTCTCTTTTATGTATTCTTAATTTAAAATTTTCTATAAGACCTGCTGAAACAAAATCCTGTAGTAGGGTATTAAGCTGTATTTCTAGTTTTGTATATACGTTTTGAAAATTAGCATTTTGTGTAAATAAAAAACCACCTTCAATCAAACTATCATCTATAAAGATATTATACTTAATTCTTTTTTTAATATCTTGTATTGTTCGAACAATGCTTTGTTTCTGAAACAAAGATCTTCTATCTTCGAAAGCAGTATTTTCAGATATAATATTAATATTACTATTTGTAATTGGTTTATAAATTAAATTAACACCAGACTTTTTTAAAATATTTGTATTTTTATTAAAATCAATATGATTTTCAAAGTTTTGTTGTGTATTTATAACTGCGTATGTGATTAAGTTTTCTATCTGATTTGATTGTGGCAATATTTCGTTTGAAGTTATACTATCGCGAGGATTTTGAATAAGTGCTATTTTAGATAACACAAAAGTTTCAGGCGCAACTTGTTTTCTAATTTCTGGAAGATCATCTACAGAAGAAATTTCTAAATCGCCAAATACTGGCATAAAGTATCTACTGCTAATATTTTCATTATTCCAATTAGAAATTGCATAATCAAATTGCTTTGACAATAAATCTTTATAGCTATAGAATTTATCATCTGATATTTTAAATCTTTCATCAAGAGAAGATAAATTATAGCTATCTAACACGTAATTACTTACATCATTTTTAATTAAAAGATGTCTTCCCATAATTCCGTACGATGTAATTAAATCTTTAGAATTTTGATTTGTATAAGTTATTTTATTATTAGATGCAGCACCAGCAATATCTGCTATAAAAAAGTTTCTTCTATCTTCTTCGCACTTTTGTATAACTTTTCTTATTAAAGGTAGTTCTTTAATACCAGGTACAACAACTACATCACTTGCACAATTTGAATCATCCATTGCGATATCTATTGCTTTTTCATAAGATGTATAAGTTGTCTTAACTTCATTTTGATCTAAAAATTCTCTTATAATTGAGTCATTCTTTAAATGTTTTTTATCTCTATCTCTTACGTCAACTCCATCAAAACCACCGTAAGTAAAAAAGTCAAAAGATAACTTATTCATATACTTTGTTTTTAAATTACGATCATCCTGCCAAAGTTCATCACTACTTAAATCTAAATAAATATAACCAGAATTACTAGGCAAAGATCTACCTGAATGTTTGTAAATCATATTTCTTGGATTTTTGTGATCATAAGAAGAATCAACCTTTGTTATAATTTTTTCTAAATGGAAAAAAGAATTTAAATAGTTATCTTCTTGATGCCAAACATTTTTACTTGAATTGTTGCAGTTGCTTAAAAAGTATTTTGAATAATAAAAATGAGGAGAAATGGATTCTTCTTGCTTCTTTTCTTTACTTAAGCTTGACAAGTCAAACTTAGGTTTAAATACATTAGAAACTACATGTGGTTGTGTAAAAACAACACCCCAATTGTTATGAATATTTTCATTTTGATTTAAAACATAATCTTCGTAATAATTTAGTGCATACATAGGAGGCATTTGAAATACTTTTTGTGTATCAAATAAAGTATTTAATTGGCCATCATTATTTTTCCAATTTTTAAAAGAATTTTTTTGTAGCTTAATATATGGATAAGATCTAAATCCTGAAGGAATAATTTCGTGTTGATTACTATATGATTCTCTTTCAATAGACTTGTGCATTTCAACTCTTAAAAACTGGCTTTTGTTTTTATAGTTTCCTACCTGAACAATTCTATTTGCTTCAAAGTCATAGTATTTATGTTCAGTGCCTATTTTTCTTCCTATATAGTTTTTATCGTGTGGATTTAGATTTAGATTTTTAAACACTTCTAATTTATTATAAGAGTTATTTCTAGGCTCATATTCAAAAATATAAACATCAAAATCAGCATAATTTATATTGCTGTCTTTTAAAATATTTTTTGATCCTCTTTTGTTAATATTTATTTTAATTCTAAATCTATTCCCTACTTCACCATCATCTAAAGAACAAAATCTAAACAAGTCTACAACACTATTGTGAATATTATGTCTATTATTAATAATACTTGAAATATTAATTGATTGTGACGTTATCCAAGGTGTTTTTGAAGTCGTATATTCGCTTTCAAAAGAGTTATAGTCAGGTATATTTTGATCAGCTTCTGATAATCCAGTTAAAACATCAGAATATTTTTTTGTGCATAAAATATTAAATTTATGATTTTTATTTAAATCAATATTAATACCAGCAAAAGGAAAAGAAGCATATGTTAGATTACCTTTTTCTAAAAATCTGCTAGAAAAATAATTTTTATCAAACGAGTAATACTGAGTTTGTTTTGATAACCCGTTAGAAACATTATTTGAAGATATTTTAATAAAAGAAAAAGGTTTTTTAGTTTCATCTGCTATTTCATATGGTTTAAATCCATTAAGCTTAATTAAACAATTTGATGTTGTTATTTCGCTTTTTTCTTGACTATCATAACTTGAAGCCAATGTGCTATAATTAAAAGGATTGTCCTCGGGTGTTGATGTTAAGTTTGGTATCACACCATTAGGAAAAAATATAACATCAGATATAAAATTTGTATTTGAAGTGATATTGTACAAATGATTTCCATTAGATTCATAATAACCAATTTCTGAAAGATAATCAACAGTATTAATATCGACATTTTCATCGCTTACACTGGATAGTCTTTTGCTTTTTTCGTTTATAGTCTTAAGTATAAACGTTGTATTTCCATCAGGTCCGCCACTAATTGAATTTATATTTTCACTTCTAGTATGACTTAAAGTTCCACTTGATATTTTGTTTGAAACATTGAAACCACTTCCTATCATTTTTCCAGTTTCACTATTCTTTTTATTAATTCCAATGCCTAAAACTCTAGTAAAAGAAGCATGAACACCTCCATTACTTAACCAAAAGTCTGCAGCATCATAAGCCATACTATCAGAAAAGCAAGAGTATTCATCGTAAAGATGTCCTATTTGATTTTGTCTTGATTTGCCTAATATGTTTTGTCTAGTATTGTAAACCTTTTCATTATTTAGTTCATCTGAAAAATATAATTTTTGAGGAACAAAAGCAGCGCCTTTATAAGAAGTACCAATTATATTTGCTGTATTTAGTATTAAACTCTGATCGACAACTTGTGCATCATCAATTTCAGAATCACTTAGTTCTATATTTATAAAATTTTCTGACATGGTATACCTGTACGATTTGCTTATAACGTATTTAATTATTAATTACGAAAATTTTGCTGTTTTAAACTTTTTTTAATTATTGATAAAATATACATGCTAGTTAAAATATTTTTGCGTAAATAAAAAAAGAGTATTCTGCATATAAGCAAAACACTCTTTTAAAACAATATATTTTAAATATATTTGTTAATTAGTATTGAAGCACACAATTGTCAAATCTTATAGTCATTGAAATTTCTTGTGGCTCGTCGCCGTCGTAAGAAAGATCGCCAAAGTTTGCAGATTGTAAAAATGCACCTTTAATGTCCCATAGTTCAACAACTGTTCCAACTGGATCAAGCATTTTAAGTTGGCAGTCTCTTTTATAGAAATCCGCATATCCAGCACGACCACTTACAGATTCAAAGTGTGTACGAAGCCATTCCATAACTTGTTGCGCGCCAGAAGGTGCGATTGGGTCATGAAGTGTCACAGACATTGTTTCAAAAGTTGTCTTACCTGCAAGATAACGTGTACTATTGATAAATGGGATTTGTGTTTCATTTGTAGAATATGAAGGTCTACTTGCAGACTTCATAAGAAAAGCGTCGATACCCTCAATAGCAAAGACCCATCGATTTTTTCTCTTTGGTTCAAACTTATTAGGTATCATCTCTGTAACGGATAGTGTCTCAGCCATGTTTAAAAACTCCTAAATTCTTTATTATATATATCCATTTAAATTAAATTATTGTTGAATTGTATTAGCTACAACAAAGTCTAGTGAAATAAACTCTACACTCTTTGTAGGTTGTAAGTAAATCTTACCACGAATGGTATTGTTTTCAATATCATTTTGAGTCGTAGTTGTTGTATCAATTTGCACCTTATATCTTTCAACACCTCTTCTTTGTTGTACATTTGACATAATTGGTTCAACCAAGGAAGAGAATTTTTCAAGTGTTGATGCTCTATTAGGTTCAAATAAAAGTTGTTCTCCAACTTTTTTAACTTTACGACGAATATCAATCAATAAACGTCTCACATTAATACGATCTAAGGCAGATGAATCTTGTAATAAAGTTTTTTGACCAAATGCATAAACCTCTTCACTACGTCCAGCAGGCACATAAACAGGATTGATATCAGCATCA